CTTGTGGGAAGCCCGGGAAGCTGCCAAGAACAGCCGCAAGGGCTCGGATAAGTACACCGACCTTGTGACGGAGATGCTGGAGACAGCCATCCGCCGGGTGGGCGGAGAGTACGCCGATATGCTGTTTGAGTATGACCGGCAGCGCCGGGAAGCTGAAAAGCAGTGCGAGCAGCTGGCAATGGAAGGGATGATGAAAAAATGACCAACATTGAAAAATCAATTGCCAAGCTCCAGAGGTGCTTTCCGGGAAGTTATATTACTGACCGGAACGAGCTTATTGTCCATCCGAGGACAAACCAGTATATTATTCTGGAAAACATCGGAACGGAAGATGCCATCAAGGCCAAAGTGCTGGAGTGGCTTTCACGGGCGGCATTTAAAACCGCACCATATTCACAGGAGTGGAGAAATCGAAAGTTCCACAAATATATGAGGGACGGCATCAATGCTTTTCTGGATACCGATTTCTCCGAGGATGATATGGAGTTGATTTACACCTACATGGGGCTTGCCTGCGACCGTTGGCTGACGCTCATGTTTATCGACCACGACATGAGCATCGAGTGGCTGAAGGAGCACGTGTCATGAAGCTGACCCTTTACGGTGACCCCCGCACAAAGAAAAACAGTGCCCGCATCCTGCAAGGGCGCGGAGGACGGCGCTTTGTAGCCCCAAGCGCGGCGTTTGAGCAATACCAGACCGGGTGCCTATGGCAGATTCGCGCCACGCCTGAGCCTATTTCTGCCCGCGTGAACGTGAGGTGCGTGTACTACATGAAGACCGCCCGCCGGGTCGATCTGGCGAACCTCATCGAGGCGACCACGGACATTCTGGTAAAAGCCCGCGTGCTGGAGGACGACAACAGCAAGATCGTGGCCGCCCACGACGGCAGCCGGGTGGAACACGACAAGAAAAACCCCAGAGTGGAGATCTGGATCGAGGAAATGGAGGACGAAAATGGATAAGAAAGAAAAAACTGTACGTTTGGTCGATGTCAGCGAGCTGGAAGCTGACCTCAAAAAAGAACTCGCCAAAGAAGATGCCAAGGGCAAGGGTGCCGATATCCTGTTCTGTGAAAGCATCGAAGATGAACTATCAGACCTCGAAAACCTTCCCACCATCGACCCGAAGTCTCTGCGGCCTGTGGCGCACTGGGAAGAAATTCATGGCTCCTGTGTGAGCAGCGCTGGGAAGAGCGGATCGTGGTGCGTACCTGCAACACGCTGTACGAACCCGAAATGCGGAGAGGTCAATCCGTGCGGCCTCAAAACGCCGTTTTGTCCGATGTGCGGATTCAGAATGGAGGACGTGCCGTATGACGATGATTGACCGCATTCAGTCATGGACACCTGACGCAGACGCTCCGGAATTGCCGGATTACCGCACCGTCAAGGCGTGGTTTCAGCAGTGCAGAGATCTGGCGGAGCAGGTCGAGGCCCAGAAGCAGAAGATCCAGCGCATCCGGGATACTGCCGAAAAGTGCACCCAGAGCATGAGCGGGATGCCCACGGGCGGTGGAGCTGGTGACAAAGTAGGCTTTGCCGTGGAGAGAATCGACACAGAAGAGCGGAACCTCAAGAAAATGGAGCTTGATCTCTGTGAACTGCGCATCGAAGCTGCCCGGCGGGCCTACTGCCTGAGCGGGTCTGCTCGGTCTGAAAAGCAAGCAAAGTGCATCTGCGGCTGGTATATCGACCTGAAGCCCCAAAAGAAGATCGCGGTGGACGTGGGCTTGTCCAGAGACAATTCGGTCTCCACCTACATCCACGAGGGGTTTGATGCTTTGGCAGAAATCTGGGAGGATGTACAAAACGACCATTGAAGGAGCTTTGATTTCTACGCTTTATTTGAATCGTTGTGAAACACATGTGAATCGAAGTGTGGTAAAATGATTACAAGCGGAACCGCGCAAAGCGGTGCGCCGCTCCTCAGCAGCTTCCAAAGTGCGGCCCCGTACGGATTCTCCTTTTGTTCATGCCGCTTAACGATTTTTCGCTTTGACACCGTGCTTTGCGGGCTGCTTCTATGCGAGGTATGGGAAGCTCTGTACTGAATCCGGCAGGTACAGGGAACGGTTCGACTCCGTGATCTCGCACCGAATGCCGCAAAGTCTGTAACGCGGCATGTCTGACGCATGGAGTGATTCACCACCGGTGTGCGGGTGGGTGTGGGATTCCTGAAATCTTGCCCACGCCCTGAAACCTCCGCCCGTGAACAGCAGCACCGGAAATCTGAGCGGGCCAGCATGCCCCGCAGGATGTGCGTCAACTCAAGCAGCCCCGGCGGCGAACCGTGGGCTGTTTTTATTTGCTATATGGCCGCCTGAGCGCAATGTGGAGCGCGTTCGTGGGAGTAGCCACGGAAGGTTCGATTCCAAGGGCGGCGTTTTATACTCCAGTAGCTCAGTTGGAAGAGCGCCGGTCTCCAAAACCGGATGCCGCAGGTTCGAGCCCTGCCGGGAGTGCCAGACTTTGCATGACCGTGGGGCGGTATGCAGAGATCAGCGGAGCATCTGGCCGCGAAAGTTCCAGATGCAGCGGCAACGTCTTACTGTCCGACAAACACAGATAATGGCGTTGCTGCTTATTTTTTACATTCTGACCGTTCGGATTTCCGGGCGGTTTTTATTTTACACGGAAGGAGAATAACATGATTCAGAAAGAGCTGCTGAAATTACCGGTCGAAGATCTTGTTCCGTATGAGAACAACCCGCGCGTGATCTCCCCGGAAGCCGTGAACGCCTGCGCGGAAAGTATGCGCCAATGCAGCGCACTTGACCCCATCGAGGTGGACGAAAACAATGTCATCCTCAGTGGTCACACCCGCCGCCTCGCTCTGATGCAGCTCCATGTGGACATGGCCGACGTGGTACGTTACACCGGCCTGACCGAAGAACAGAAACAGAAATACCGCATCCTCGCAAACAAGACCGGTGAAATGTCCGGGTGGGATTTTGGAAAACTCGAACAAGAACTGGCAGAAGTTGACTTTGGAGACTTTGACTTTGATTTTGACCTTCCTGCTGGTGACAACAAAGAAACGCAGACTGCTGAGGATGATGCCCCCGAAGTTGACGAAGACGCACCTCCGAAGGCAAAGTTGGGGGATATCTGGAAGTGTGGTAGGCATCGCGTTATGTGTGGAGATAGCACAGACGAGGAGTCCGTGAAATCTTTAATGGGAGAAACACAAGCGGACATGCTGCTCACAGACCCCCCCCCTACAACGTGAACTACGGAGCCGTGAGGGACGTAAGCGAAGCAGTAAAAAGGCACAGGAGAACGGATGGACTGCTCATACAAAATGATAACATGGGCGATGAGGAATTCAGAAAGTTTTTGACAAGCGCCTTCAAAAGCGCCGATGCTGTAATGAGGCCGGGCGCTGTTTTCTATATTTGGCACGCAGATGGAGAAGGGTATAACTTCCGGGGGGCGTGCAAAGACGTTGGCTGGACTGTAAGACAGTGCTTAATTTGGAACAAAAACACGTTGTGCATGGGACGACAGGATTACCAGTGGAAACATGAACCGTGCCTGTATGGATGGAAAGACGGCGCATCGCATTTTTGGGCAAGCGACAGAAAACAGACAACCGTTCTTGATTTTGACAGACCGGTTAAGAGTGAGCTGCACCCAACGATGAAACCGGTTGCACTCTTTGACTATCAAATCAAAAACAACACAGAAAGCGGGAATATTGTCCTTGACCTGTTTGGTGGGAGCGGGACAACGTTGATCGCCTGTGAACAGAACGGAAGAACAGCTTATTTGATGGAGTATGATCCGAAGTACGTCGATGTCATTGTAAAGCGATGGGAAGACCTGACTGGAGAAAAGGCTGTTCTCGAAAAAGAGGTGAGCTAAGATTGGCCGCAAAGGTAAGTATGAGCAGTGGCTAGAGCCTGAAGGGCTGACGCTGCTTCGTGGGTGGGCTAGAGACGGCCTCAAAGACAAGCAGATTGCCGAAAATATAGGCTGTTCAGTATCGACCCTCTGCGAATGGAAAAACAAATTTCCCGAATTTTCGGAAGCGCTAAAAAGAGGCAAGGACGTTGCGGACTACATCGTGGAGAATGAGCTGTTCGAAAACTGCAAGACCCGCACCGTGACCGTCAAGAAGCCTTTCAAGCTGAAAACCGTCAAGGTGGACGGAAAAAAGAGGCTGGAAGAAGAGCGCATTGAATATGCGGAAGAGCAGGTCGTTGTGCCGGCCAATGTGACGGCACAAATATTCTACCTGAAGAACCGGCGGCCTGACAAGTGGAAAGACCGACCGGTGGAAAGCATCGCCGAAAATCAGAAGAACGATATGCAGACCATTGAGGACGACCCCATCACCAAGAGCTTGAAGGAGGAGTTTAAGAAATGAGCTTCTCCCCGAAGCAAAAACAGATCCTGACCTTCCCGTATGAAAGCGACTATGATGCCCTGATCTGCGACGGTGCGGTTCGTTCCGGCAAGACCTCCATCATGTCCCTGTCCTTCGTGCTCTGGATGATGGCAGAATTCAACCATTGCTCCTTTGCCTTTTGCGGCAAGAGCGTGGGTGCGGTGGAACGCAACATCGTTCAGCCGCTTCTGTCTGTCCGGTACTTGCAGCAGCAGTTCCAGATCACCTACAACCGTAGCGGCCACGTTCTCACGGTGCAGCGCGGTAGCAAGGTAAACATGGTGTATCTGTTCGGCGGCAAGGACGAAAGTTCTTACATGCTCATTCAGGGCATCACGCTGGCCGGTGTGCTTCTGGACGAGGTGGCGCTCATGCCCCGCAGCTTTGTGGAACAGGCGCTGGCCCGATGCTCTGTCACCGGTGCAAAGTTCTGGTTCAACTGCAACCCGGAAAACCCAGAGCACTGGTTTCGCAAGGAGTGGATCTTACAGGCCAAAAAACATCGGGCGCTGCATCTGCACTTCTTGATGGACGATAACCCGTCACTGGATGAGCGCACACGGGAACGCTACCGTAGCATGTACAGCGGTGTGTTCTACGAGCGCTACATTCTGGGCCGCTGGGTGATGGCCGAGGGCCTGATCTACGATATGATGGACACCACCGCCAACACCTACCGCCCGCAGGACGCACCGGTGGGATTCAAGAGCCTTTCCACCCGTACCATTACATGCGACTACGGAACCACCAACCCGACCGTCTACCTCGATGTATACGATGACGGCGAGAAAGTCCGGGTGCATCGGGAATACCGGTGGGACAGCCGCGAGGAGCACAGGCAGAAAACAGATGAAGAGTATGCCGATGACTTCATGGAGTTTATGGGGAAAGACCCCTGCGCCGCCATCGTTGACCCGGCGGCAGCGTCCTTTATCACAGCCTTGCGCCAGCGCGGCGTTTATGTGATGGAAGGAAACAACGACGTACTGAACGGCATCCGCAAGTGCAGCACGCTCCTTTCCCACCGCGATCTGCTGATCTCCACCGACTGCGAGGGGTTGCTGGACGAACTCGGCACATACCGGTGGGACGATAAAGCCGCCCTCATGGGCGTGGAAAAGCCCATCAAACAGCAGGATCATGGCCCGGATGCCCTGCGCTACTATATCAACTCACTGCCTGATTGGAGGTTTGAACGTGTCCAGACGTAACAAAAACCGCCCCGCCGGGGGCATAGAGAAACCGATTACGGCCACGCTGGACGCATTTTCCAACCCGCTGTTCTCGCTGGGGTACGGATCCCAAAGCCCGCTGGAAGCAACGGAATACCCGCTGACCCGGATGACGGACAATTACGCCCTGCTGAACAGCCTGTACCGCAGCAACTGGGTGGTGCAGAATGTTGTGGGCTTACTGGTGGACGATATGGTTCGGGAATGGTACGACCTCAAGAGCGCCACACCGGAGCAAGGAAAGGCGATCCAGACCGTAGAGCGTTCCACCCGGCTCCGCGACCGTGTGAGCACTGGCCTGAAATGGGGCCGCCTGTATGGCGGTGCCGCCGGGCTTATCCTCATTGACGGGCAGGAGGACCTTTCCCGCCCGCTGGATGCCGAGGCTATTCTCCCCGGCAGTTTCCGGGGATTGTACATCCTCGACCGCTGGCAGGGAATCAGCCCGGATGCAGGTCTGACCTTTGAGGGTGGGGAGCTGGTCCCGGAGTATTACAGCATCAACGATGCCGCCGGGCACACTGCCGCCCGTGTCCATCACTCCCGCCTTGTGCGGTTCGTGGGCCGGGAGCTTCCCGATCTGGAACGGCAAGCGGAGCTTTACTGGGGCGAGTCCGAGGTGGAAGCGCTCTATAATGACGTGGTGGCTCACGACAACGTAAGCGCCAACATGGCCGCGCTGACCTTCCAAGCGAACATCAACACGATGGAGGTAAAGGGGCTGGAGCAGCTGCTCTCCATGTCCAGCCCGGATGTGCAGCGGCGTTTCTGGAACACCATGCAGGCCCAGAAAGTCCTGCGCTCCAATTTCGGGATGCAGCTGGTGGAGCAGGGAAACAAGATCAGCAACACCCAGTACACCTTTGCGGGCCTGTCTGACGTGTACGAGAGTATGTGCCTGAACCTGTGCGGTGCGTCCCACTACCCCATGACCAAGCTGTTTGGCCGTTCCCCGGCGGGCATGAACGCCACCGGCGAAAGCGACCTGAAAAATTACTACGACTACGTGGACACCCTGCGGGAAAGCAAACTGCGGCCCATTCTGGACAAGCTGCTTCCTGTAGTGGCCCGTAGCGCAGGCATTGAGCAGCTCGACCTTGATGTAACGTTCCCACCGCTGTGGACACCCACTGCCAGCGAGACGGCAACGATCGCCAAGGAAAAGACCGACGTCATCATTGCGGCGTTTCAGGCAGGGCTTCTGGATGCAGATGTGGCAATGCGCGAGCTCAAGAAACTAGAGGACGAGACCGGACTGTTCGGCTCCCTGACCGACGAACTGATTGCCGCAAAGCAGGGCCTGACCTATCAGGACGTGACCGCCCTGCGCGACCCGCTGGCGGGAATTTCAGAAAAATCAGAATTAAAAGATTCGGTAATAGCAATGGACTATTCACCAGACCAACCGCGAGATGATTATGGTAGGTGGACAGATGGAGGTGGGTCGTCTCCTTTAAACTATCAAGAACCAGAAAATGGATGGAAAAACGAGGAAGATACTGACAGAAAGCTGCAAAAAGAACGTGAAAATTGGGAAAACTCGCTTTCTGGGTTTGATCGAGAAAGTATAAACGAATACACTTCATCGTCAGAATCTATAAATTCATCTCTCAGATCACAAGCCGAGATTCCTGCAGCAACAAAGCAAAGTATTGACAGTCTTGATAAGGTTGTGGCAAACTATGAATTGAAAGAAGATATTTCCACGATTCGGGGACTTTCTAAAGAAGCTCTCGAATCGATGGGAGTAAACGTTGAGAATCCCAAGGGGAGCATTTTCAAAGAAAAAGCATATACGAGTGCGTCACTTTCTGACGGAGTTGCTGCAGAATTCGCAACATACTCAGGAGGAACGCCTATTTTGTTGCAAATTGACGTTCCGGCCGGAAAAGGAAGAGGAGCATATATAGAGTATCTTGGAGCGAATTCTGGAGAACGTGAATTCCTTATAAAACGGGATTCTTCTTTTGAGGTCTATGGAACCGATAATAGCGGAACGATACCGATTGTGAAAGCGAGGCTGTTAGTATGAAAGCGTTGAGGGCTTCCCATGCGAACTATGTCTATTACAACCGGGTGTTCAAAAAAATCACAGGAAAGTATCCGCAAGAGATTCTGAAAAAACGCCTCGAACTGTCAACAAAGCCGTTTGATTGGACAAACAATTTGACGACTTTAAGAAAACGGCTTTATAAAGAAGGCTATGGAAAGCTTGTAGATGAAGCAGACCGTGTTTATTTGCAAGAGCACCGGGGAGCAAAATCAGACGAGGAATTTGAAAAATTTTGGAAATACTATCTTTCAATCCATGATGTTGCGACCTACCCGAAAGACGCAATATAAGAATTTACCACGATGCAATCAGCACCGTGGTTTTCTTTTACCATTTTTTGAGGTGATTTCATGCCAACCCTTGCAAGAGCATCCCCTGAGCGGGAGCTGCAACGCCTGATCCGGCTTTATCTCAAGGCTGAGACCGATATCATCAACGAGATCGGCCGTCTGCGCAGCCGGGGGCTTGTGGACTATCACGCCGTGGCCGCGCTGGAACGGGTGCAGGAGATTCTCCGAAAGCTGGAAACGGATGAATGGGAGTATGTGCCCCGCATGGTCGAGGCGCAGTTTTACGTCCATCACCCGGAGGCCCGGACGATTCCCGGAGAAACCGTGGAAAAGCACTTGCGCGGCTACACCAACGCCCAGAGCCTTACCAGCACCCAGACGGATATCGTGCAGAAGCTCACGATGAACCTCATGGGTCAGCTGGTGGACGGGAACATGACGGTGCTTTCCGCTCTGCAAAGCGCCCTTCTGGGCCGGACTGAGCCGGACGTTTACCGGCGTATCGGTCTGGAGCAGGTGGCGGCACAGCAGGCTGTGGGAAGGGGCGTGAACCAGAGCGTTCCCGCCTTTGTGGATGCTCTGCGCCGGGATGGCGTGACGGCTTTCACAGACAAGGCGGGACGGAATTGGAGCCTTCACACCTATGCAACGATGGTCTCCCGCACCACGTCTCGACAGGCTGAAATCCTGTCTGTGGTGACGCAGGACGAGGGGCAGGACTTGTATCAGATCAGCTCCCACGGAACAACCTGTGCCCTCTGTGCTCCGTATGAGGGCCGGGTATACAGCAAGAGCGGTAAAGACCCGCACTTCCCTCCCCTTTCGGATGCGTTCGGCAAAGTAGACCCCGCCGGGCCGGATGACCTGACGAACAGCTGGCTGAACATCCACCCGAACTGCTTGCACGCCCTTCGTCCGTGGACACCCGCCGGGCGGACGGAGGAAGAGCTGGAACGGATTAGTCGCTTTTCTGACCCAACAACAAATCCCTACAGCCGAGACCCGCGCACCAAGGCACAGATCGAGGCCTACCGCAAAAAAGAGCAGGGCCGCTCAAAGTGGCTTCGGGATTACCGCCAGTGGGAAAATTACCGCACGGCTCTGGGAGACAAGGTGCCCAAGACCTTTGAGACCTTCCAGCGGCACAAGCTGGCAGATGACGAAAAATATCACAAATGGATGAACGCATACAGAAGCGGAGGTGATGCCGATTGATTGCGTACTATGGAAGCAAACTGAGCCCTCACATGACGGAAACGCCGGAGGGCTTTTTAATTTGCCACGATGTCAAGATCGCCCGTACCGGCACGCAGAACTATCTGGCCCGTGAAATCGGGCTGGACGGGATGCCGGAGCGTGTTCTTCAGGTGACACGAAGCGCCGAGGACGTGTTTGACCCGGCGGCAATTGCCAGTTTTGAGGGCAAAGATGTCACCAACACCCACCCCTCGGAGATGATCGTGCAGGAAAATCAGGCCGCCTACTCCAAAGGACACGCAGAAAATGTGCGCCGAGTGGGTGATTATCTGGTGGCTGACCTGTACCTGAAAGACCCCACACTGATCTCCGAAGTCAAGAACGGGGCCATGCGGGATGTGTCCTGCGGCTATTACTGCCAGTACGAGGCAGACGGTGCAGGATACCGGCAGACCCATATCAGAGGCAATCACATCGCCATCGTTCCCCGTGGGCGCGCTGGCCGTGATGTCGCAATAAAAGACAGTGCCGCCGAACTTCCGGCGGAGAAAGGCAAGGTAAAACACATGAGCAAGAGCAAGAATCTGCTGTCTCTGTTCGGTCTGGCGGCAAAGAACGCGGCCCCCGAAGAGCTTGACAGCATGGTGGAGAACGCTGCCGCAGCGCTGGACGCAGCACCCGCCGTTCCGGCGCAGGATGCAGACCCCGCTAAAAACGCAGCGCCCGCCGACAACCAGAACACCGCGGTTCTGGACGCGCTGAACAACCTTTCCGGCAAGCTGGATCAGCTGATCGCTGCCAACACCAAGAAGGCAGAGGATAAAGAGCCGGAGAATCTGGACAAGGTGATCGCTGAAATGTCCGGCGAAAAGCCTGACAAGAAGGAAGAGGGCGAGGACGAAAGCGGTTCCACCACCGTTTCCGCTGATGACGAGTGCGCAAAGCCCGCCGCCAATGACAGCGGGCTGGCCCTGCTGAAGGCCATGCGCCCCATCATCAACAGCGTTCAGGACAAGGCCACCCGTGATGCCCTGTCCAAGACCCTGATCGAGCAGGTCAAGGGCACCAACTCCGTGGATGCCATTGCAAAGGCTGCTCAGGACAGCGCCGCCGCTGCCGCTATCGCATCCGGTAAGAGCCGGTATGAGCAGTTGTGTCAGGCTTCCCAGACCGCTTACAACGACCGCAATCCCCACATGAAGAAGGAGGGCTAAATTATGTCCTTAAATACTCAGATTATCGGAAAGACCATGCCCCACGGCTTTGCTGGCACTTATGCCCGTCAGCCGGATATGATCGTCAACACCCGCCCCGTTGGCGGCACCGAAAGCATTTCTTTTGGCACTGCCCTGAAGTATGACAACGGCAAGGTCATCGTGATGGGCGGCACCGGCACTACTGCTGCACAGTTCGCGGGCATTGCGGGCAGCGAGGTCAAGAGCGCACTGGTCTATCCTGACCAGAACGGCGGCAAATACGCCCCCGGCGAGGCTTGCAGCGTGTTCCAGCGCGGCAGCATCAACGTGCTGTGCCAGCGCGGGACCCCGGCTCTGGGCGGTGACGTTTACGTCCGCATTGCCAAGACCGCTGACTATGCCACCGCACTGGTCGGCGGCTTTGAGGCGGAAGAAGACGACAAGACCGCCGGAAACTCCGTCAAACTCACCAACTGCCAGTGGGGCGGCGCGGCTGATGCCAACGGCGTGGCCGAGCTGGTCATCCTTACCCGTGCAAACGCCTGATAGGAGGTCTTAGACTATGGCAAACTTCCAGAACGTCGGCACCACCAATGCCGGTACTTTCACCGTAAACAACGCCGGTGCTGCGCTGCCCGGCGGCACTCCCACCATGGATGCGGCTGCCATCCAGAGCGGCAACGCATTCCTTACCAGTGAGCTGGAAAAGCGTGACCCGCTGATCCGCAAGCCCCTCACCAGCGTCACCTATCCCCGTGATATCCCCATCGAGGTAGGCGGCGGCTGGGTGGATTACGTCTCTGCCATGTCCGTGGCCTATGGCATGGCGGGCGGCTCCGGCGCTTCTGCCGTCAACGGCGGCGGTTCCAACGGCATCCCTGTGGTGCAGGCCAGCGTGAGCAAGGGTGCATTCAAAGCCCATGTCTTTGCCGCCGCTCTGCGTGTGATGTTCGTGGATATGCAGCGCGCAAACTTCATCGGCCGCAGCCTTGACCAGATGCTGCAGGACGGCATCCGGCTGGCCTACGACAAACACATGGATCAGAACACCTACATCGGTTTCGACGAGTACGCTACCACCGGCCTTGTCAACAATCCCGATGTCACCAAGACCACTGCCGCAGCTTCCGGCACCGGCTCCTCTGCCAAGTGGGCGGACAAGACCCCCAAGCAGATTTTGACGGACATCAACAATGCCATCACTGCCGTGTGGGCTGCCAACGAGTACGACGAGGCCGGTATTCCCAACCATATCCTGATCCCCTACGAGCAGTACAGCTATATCACTACCACCATGGTGAGTGACCTTGGCACTGAGACCATCTACGACTTCCTGAAGAAACACAACGTGGCCGCAAACCACGGCGTAGATCTGGAAATCGTTCCTACCCGCTGGGTCAAGGGCGCTGGTACTTCCGACGGCGACCGCATGGTGGTGTACGTCAACAACCGCCGCTTTGTCAAGGCGGACGAGCTGGTGCCCCTGTCCCGCGTGATGAGCGCCCCCAACGTCACCAATGTCTGCTACGACACCGCCTATATGGCAAACGCATCCGAGGTGCAACTCATGTACCAGACCTCCATGCTGTACGTGGACGGCATCTGATCAGGAGGTGGCAGAAATGGCTTTCGTACTTTCCAAAGCAAACATCATCCTGCCCAGCGCAGACGGCTCTCAGACCTTCCCGCTCCACCGGGAGCAGCTGGTCGAAGTGCCGGGCTGGGCGGCAGAGACGGCCTATTTCAAGGCGCTGGTGGCCGACGGTGACATTGTGCCCACGAACCGCAGTGACAAGGCCGTACAGGATGCCGCAGACAAGCCCGTCCGCAAGAAAAAGACTGCGGACTGGGACAAGCCCGCTGACCCGCAGGAAGACTGAGGAGGCTGCCTATGTGCTGGACGACGAAGCCGCAGTTTCATGGCGTTCTTGCACAGGCCGCAAATCTGGGGCAGAGCGTGGGCAGTTACACAGCAGAGCAGTTCAAGGCGGAATACCCGCAGTTCTGTGACGCGGACGGAAATTGCCACCTGCCGGACGTGATGCTGGAAGAGATCGTGAAAATGGCAAACGTCAGCATTCAGCCTGATAGATGGCTGGATAGCTGGCATTATGCCGTGGGGCTTTATGTGGCCCACTACGTCACTTTGCAGCTGCGCACCTATGCGGAGAGCACCGCCACCCCGGCGCAGGCGGCAGCGTCCGGCGCTCTGGTGGGTGTGGTGAAGTCTGCCACGCTGGGCGACAGCTCCGTGACCTACGACACCAGCGCCCTGACCGCAGGAACAGAAGACTGGGGCGACCTGAACGCCACCACCTACGGTCAGATGCTGGCAAACCGTGCCCGCTTTATCGGTGCGGCCGGAACTTTTGTGATGTGAGGTGCTCCAATGAACTGGAATGACTGGTATACCGACTTGATGGAGATCAGGCGCACGGAAACCGTGAAGGACGGAAATCTGACCCGCAAGGAACGGAAGGTCGTCCGCTCCGGTGTTCCGTGCCGGGTGTACCGCAGTCAGGACAAGGCCCCAACGATGACCCAGACAGCAGCCAATGTCCAGAAAACGGACAAGCTGGCCTGTGATATTGATGTGGATATCAAGCCCTTGGATGAGCTAGTGATCCACAGGGGGGCACGGCTGGGGCACACCGTGCAGGAGACCCGGTATTTTGCCGGGGATCCTGACCTGTACTATGAGCCCTTCGGGGCAGTGCTGCCCGGACTGGCCCATCAGGAGATTACGCTTCTCAGTCAGGAGCGTGCGAAATGAACCTTCAGGAGTACATCAAGAAGCTGGAGGCGGCGCAGACCGCTTTGCCCGAAATGCTCGCAGACGTTGCCCGCAATGCCACCCTCCGGGCCGTGGAAGCGGCGCAGGATAAGACCCCGCCCACAACGGACAGCCTGAGCGGAACCAATACCCGCACCGGAGAGCTGAAGCAGCACTGGGCGGCTGACAGTCGAACAGAACCCGAAAGGCAGGGCGGAGAGATCGTCACTGAGCTGAACAACAACAAGGAATACGCCTCCTACGTCAACGATGGACACCGGATGGACAAGCACTTCGTGCCGGGTCTGTACGAAAACCCCTATACCGGAATGCTGGAATACGACCCGGCCCGCCGGGGCGAGGTTGGCATGATGGTGGGCACGAAAACGACCTACGTTGAGGGGCTGCACATGTCCGATGCGGGCATTGAGGCCTATAAGCACACCGTGAAGATAGAGATAGAAAAAGCCGTGAACAAGCTGGGAGAGATGCTGAAATGAACTTTACCATTACAACGCTGGCCCGGTCTCTGGCAGAGTATCTGGCTCCCTTCCTGCCCGGTGTGCAGATGTTGGAAGATCCTGCACAGCAAGGCGTAGAGCCGCCCTGCATGTTTATCCAGCATCGGGGCAGTGATATCAAGCCTTACCCCGGCGGGCGCTGGCTGCGCACCATCCGGCTCGACCTGACCTATCTGCTGGACTATAACCTCACAGACCTGCGCCAGCAGTACAACAAAGCCGCTGAGACGCTCGATTTCTGCATGGAAGCATTTCCTTATTCCGATGGAACAGAGGCGGAAAAACTCCTGCACGCCTACGATCGCAGCGCGGATATCGACAATGACGGCCTACATTACAAGTTTGAGCTGCGTGTTTTTGTGGAAAAGCCCGTGGACGCAGTGAAGATGCAGACCCAGACCGTAAACCAGAAGGTGAACCAATGAAACAGGATAATACCCAATACAGCCGGGAAGTGCTGCTGAAAGACCCGCGTTTTGCGGGGTATCAGCCGGATTTTCTGGCTGTTGTTTTACACAAACCGTTTTACACCCTCGCAGAGGCTGAGGCCGCTGTGAAAGAATTTTGGAAGGAGTGACGCCCTATGGCAGCAGGCGGAACATGGACTGTACAGAACAAAGTGCGGCCCGGCATTTACTTTAAATTTCGCTCCAAGAACCAGCAGAATCTGACCGTTGGCGACCGCGGCAAGGTCACGATCTGCGAACCTATGAGCTGGGGCCCCGTTGGCAAGGTGATGGAGATCGCCGCCGGGGAAGACCTGACTCCCTATACCGGTTACGACATCACAGACGCACACAATCGCTTTGCATCCATGATCTTCAGCGGCTCCAACCGCACCGCAGCACCCACCAAGCTGCTGCTTTACCGACCGGCCGCTGCGGACAGCGCAAAGGCCACCGGCACGATCGCCCCGCTGACGGCTACCGCAAAATACCCCGGCTCCAGAGGCAACGACATCGTTGTGATCGTCACTGCACTGACGGAACCTGAAGGCAGTTTCCAGATCTCCACGGTCGTTGACGGTGTGGTGAAGGATCAGCAGACTGGCAAGACCGTTGCAGACCTGACCGGCAATGACTGGGTGGATTTCAGTGGCACGGGCGCTCTGGCTGCAAATGTCGGCACCCAGCTTTCCGGCGGCAAGGACGGCGAGGTGAACTCTGCCGCATACAGCACCTACCTGACGAATATCGAGCCCTACAACTTCGATTCCATGCTGTACGACGGCGAGGATGCCACCGTAAAGAACGCGATGGAGACCTTTATCAAGCGCGTGAACACCGAATTGGGCCGCTTCTCTCAGCTGGTGGAAGCCAATGCCACCAACCCTGACTCCCGCTTTATCGTTAACGTGTGCAGCGGTCTGGTGATGAACGATGGAACCACCCTGACCCCGAAGGAAGCCGTCTGGTGGGTCGGCGGTGCGCTTTCCGGCGCGACCTACGGCAACGACCTGACGAATGCCGCCGTTCCCAACGCGGTGGACATCTCTCCCAAGATGACCCACAACCAGTATGTAGATGCCATCAATTCGGGAAAGTTCGTGTTCAACGCCGATGACGGCACCGTCCGGGTGGAGTATGACATCAACTCTCTGGTCACCTATACCGTCGAGATCGGAGAGGTGTACCACTACAACCGCACCATGCGGCTGTGCAACACCATTGCCAACGATCTGTACAAGCAGTTCGCCCAGAGCTATGTGGGCATTGTGGACAACACCAAGGACGGGCGCCGACAGTACAAGAGCGCCATCGTCAAATATCTGAATGATATCCAGTCGTCCGGCGGCATCCAGAACTTTGACGGCGAGACCGACGTCGTTGTTGAAAAGGGCGAGGCGAAGGACGCGGTGCTGGTCTATCTGGCCATCGAGGCTGTGGGCAGCAGCAACAAGATCTATATCATTCTGGATATGGCGTAAGGAGGGACAAAGATGAGTTATTTAATGGCTCAAGACACCCTGAACGGTGCGGAGGGCAAGATCACCATCACCCGGAACGGCCGCATTCTGGAAGCCGCAGGTATGCGGAACATCAAGACCATCGCGGGCATTCAGACTTCGGACATGAAGACCATCGGCACCCGAAAGGTTCAGAAAAAGGCAAACGGTGTCACTCAGACCGGCACCGGCAACGTCTATTTCGGCTCCAACGGCTCCAACCTGTTCACCGATATGGTCCTGAACTACATCGAGAACGGCGTGCAGGACATGTTTGACATCACCATCACCAACGAGGATCCCACGTCCAGCGTGGGCGCGCAGGTAATGGGCTACTATGGCTGCGTACTGACTGGCGATATCCCGCTGTCCATTCTGGACGACGAGGAAGCCATGCTGAACTACGATTTCAATTTCAGCTATACCAGCGTCAAGCCGCTGGAACGATTCAACGACCCAGCCAACCTTGGCAGCAACTGATTTTAGGAGGTATTTTTTATGAGCGCACTTTCTGCATTTCTGCATCCCACTGTGACCCGCGAGGAAAAAGAGGTCATCATCTCCAAGCGCTTTCTGGGTGAGGACGGCAAACCTGTCCCCTTTAAGATCCGCTCCCTGACTCAGGAGGAGAATGCTGCCATCATCAAGGCAGCCACCCGGCAGAAAAAGGTGGACGGCCAGTGGCAGGATTCCATTGATGCCAACGAGCTGAGCGCCCGCACCGTCGTGGAAGCTACGATTTTTCCTGATTTCCGCAGCGCGGAGCTGTGTGAGAAATACGGCACCAAAGACCCGGTTCAGGTTCCCGGCAAGATGCTTCTGGCCGGTGAGTTTGGCCGCCTGATCGATGCCGTGAGCAAGCTCTCCGGCTTTGACAAGAGTCTGGACGAAGAGGCAAAAAACTGATTTCCGGGGGCAGTTGGGATATCGACGTGCTGGTGGCATACTACTGCTTCGATAACCTCAGCTGGCCTCCGGGCAAGTACGATGCCCTGCCGGTGCGTGAAAAGGCGCTGGTGAGGGCTTTTGCTTTGCGCTCCATGGAAAAGCGCAGAGAGGAGACCCTGCGGATGAAGGAGGCGGGACGAAATGGCTAAAATTCAGGAAACGCTTGTCCTTCAAGATCAGTTTTCATCTTCCTTTGGCGCATACATTCAGGCCGCACAGAGAGCATCAAGCTCTACCACAGCGGCACAAACAGCAGCCCGGAACTATCAGTCTGTTCTGAACAGCGTTTCCCGGCAGCTGATCTCTGCGAATGCAAAGTTTGAATCGTATGTGGCACAGCAGGAAGAAATGGTAGCCGCTGGGCAGCAGAACACAGAAGCGTTCAAAAAGCTGGATGCCCAGACCGAGAAATTGGGCGCAACCATCCGAGGGCTGGAAACGCAGCAGCAGACCCTGACCCAATCCATGAAAGCGTCTGAAAACGCTGCCAGTGTGGCGGCAGCGGCTACAAAGCGGCTGCAGGAGCAGGAAAATATGGCGCAAAGCGTCACCAACTCCCTGACATCTTCGGTTCTCCGGCTGGCCGCGTCCTATATCAGCATTCAGGGCCTGAAAAAGGCCGGTGACCTGTCTGACAGTCTGGTCTCCATGCGTGCCCGGCTCGATCGAATGAACGACGGCTTGCAGACCACGCAAGAGCTGGAAACGATGATCTACCAGTCGGCCCAGCGCTCCCGGGGTAACTTCACCGATACGATGGGGCTGGTCTCCCAGCTTGGCACAATGGCCAGTGATGCGTTCAGCAGCTCCAAAGAGATCGTGCAGTTCGCAGAGCAGCTGAACAAGCAACTGCGCCTTTCCGGCTCGTCCGGTTCGTCTGCGCAAGCCGCGATCCTCCAGCTGGAACAGGGGCTTGCATCTGGCGTTCTGCGCGGTGACGAGCTGAACAGCGTGATGGAACAAGCTCCTGCCCTCGCAAAGTCCATTGCAGACTATATGCAAGTCAGCGTGGGCGAGCTGCGCGAGATGGGTTCTCAGGGACAGATCACTGCCGACATTGTGAAAAACGCACTGTTTGCGGCTGCTGAGGACACGAACGCGGAGTTTGAAAAGACCCCAATGACATGGGCACAGGTCTGGACGGTGGCAAGCAATACCGCCATCCGGGCGATTGACCCGTTGCTGACGGCTATTAACTGGGTGGCAAACAATCTGGATGTTGCAATTCCTCTGGTAGTCAGTCTGGGCGCGGCGTTCGGCGTGCTCCTGATCGCCGCCAACTGGACAAACATCCTCGCAACGGCCACAAAAACAGCCGCATCCATGCAGGCATTCTATAACGCTGTTATGGCGGCGAATCCCATCGCCCTGACTGCTGCGGCAGTTCTGGTGCTGGTGGCTGCTCTGTATGGCGGCGTGGCAGCATTCAACAAGCTGACCGGTTCCAGCATTTCGGCCACGGGCATCATCACGGGAGCCTTTGCGACCATGGGAGCATTCATCCTCAACGGTACATTGGTTCCGCTGCACAATGGCTTTGCCGCATTTGTGAACTTTCTGGGCAATGCGTTCAATGACCCAATCACAGCAATTGATGTTCTCTTTTATGATATGTCCATCACCATCCTGAAGTACGTCCAGAACGTAGCGCAGGGTTTGGAGGGCCTTATCAACATGATTCCGGGCGTGGAAGTGAACATGACATCCGGAATCGATAAGCTCATCGGAAAGCTGGAATATGGCCGGAACTGGACCATCAAACAGAACGGATACAAAGAGTATATCAAGCCGTGGGAGAACTTCGACCTCGGAAAGGCCTACACCAAGGGCTACAACTGGGGCGCAAACCTCAACCTGTCCACCGTGATGGGCGGCGGCTTCGGCTCGCTGGAAATTCCGCAAGCTACAAGCGCCAATGAGTTGCTGGGCAACATCGACAAGAACACCGGAAAGATCGCAAAAACCGTTGACCTGTCCGACGAGCAGATCAAGATGCTGGTGGATGTGGCAGAGCGCAAGTACGTCAATAACGTCAACCTGACAAGCCAGACCCCCATGATCACCGTGCAGGGGCAGAACACCGGCAGCACCGAAAAGGATGCCCGAAATCTGGCAGACAACCTGCGGGACCTTCTGTTGGATATGATGAACGCAGGAAGCACCGTCACCGTGCAGTAAGGAGAAAGAGATGTCCCTGTACAAACTTTATTTTTCCAGCGGCGCAACGGTGATCGCTCTGCCCATCAACCCGGAAAAGCTGCCAGAGACCTTTTCTGCCGACAACGGAACTTATAACGTGCTGGGCCTTGGCCCTATCATGCAGCCCCGCACGCCGAACCTGCGCAACGTGTCCATTTCGGGTCTGCTGCCCGGTCGGCGGCTGCCGGGCCAGACCGGCATTCATCTGCCCCCGGCGGTGTATATGGCGTTCTTCACTACCGCCATGAAGAAAAAGTCCCCCATCGTCTATACGCCCGTCCGGTTCTATGAGAACGGCGTACCGTTTCTGGGGCCGAGTCTGGGCTTTCGGTGCCTCGTTACCAGCTTCAAGGCAGAGGAGCGCGGCGCGGAGACGGGAGATTTTTATTTTGACCTGAGCCTGACCGAGTACAAGGATTACTCCCCGCAGAGGGCCGTTGTGCAGGGCGCTGGCCAGACCGGAACCTTTTCCCCGGCCAGCATTGTCTCTGACGCGGCCAGCGCGGCCGCACGGGCCGTTTCAGCAGCTACGGCGGTAAACACTGCGGTGGATGTTACAGGCGCTGTAAAGCTCTCCCTGACCCCCACCAGAAGCACCCCCTCAGACAAGCTTGTTGTGGGGGCCAGACGGAAAGCCACCGGGAAGGTCTACGGTACCGGCAGCGGGGAGGAAGTCCTGACCAGCATCCATGGCCAGATCGTTGTGGTGCGGCGCATCATCGACCGCGCCCGGCCCTGCCCCGTCTGCGTGGCAGACACCGGCGGCACTGTGCTGGGGTGGATGCCGGAGAACAGCTTGCAGGAGGTGGAAGGATGACCTATGAGCTTTTGGCCGCTCAGAAATCCACCGGAAACACCCTAAACCTGACGAACAGCACCACGCAGGTGGTCTGGTCTACCCAGCGCACCGGTCAGCCGGGAAAACTGACCTTTAGCTATCTTCGCGCCCCGGAATCCAAGCTGGAAGAGGGAGACGTGATCCGCTTTTCTGTGAATGGTCAGCTTCAGTTTTACGGCTGGGTGTTTACCCGTGGCTTTGACCGCTGGGGGCCGGTGGACGTGGTCTGCTATGACCGCATCCGGTATCTCAAGGCCAATGCCAGCTATTCGTTCTACGGCCAGAGCGCCGGGGATATCATCCGGCAGATCGCGGAGGACTTTGAGCTGGACGTGGGCGAGCTGGCCGACACCGGCTATAAGCTGCCCTCCCTCATCATGCAGGACAAAAGCTGCATCGACATCATCAACACTGCGGTGCAAAAGACCCTGCTCAACACCGGCAAGGTCTATGTGTTTTACGATTCCGGCGACGGACTGGCCCTCAAAGAGGCCAACGACCTGAAAACCGATATCGTCATCGGTGATTACAGCCTGATGACGAATTACACTTTCGATTCCTCCATCGACACCCAGACCTACAACAGCATCAAGCTGGCCCGGCCCAATCAGGAGACGGGAAAGGCGGATGTTTTCGTGATGAAGGATTCGGAACACATCGGGAAGTGGGGCCTTTTGCAGCTGTACCAGACCGTGGATGAGGCCGCCAACGACGCTCAGGTAAAGGAACAGGCGAAAGTGAGCTTGGAATATTATAACCGGGTATTGCAGCAGCTCAAGTTCTCTTCTCTTGGCGTTCCGGGCCTACGGGCCGGGGCGCTGATTCTGGTGAACCTGTCTGATCTGGACGGCGAGCCGTTCAAACAGTATGTCATGCTGGAAAAGGTGGAGCACACCTTCAAAAATGACGAACACACCATGGAACTGGAAGCAAAAGCACTGTAAGGAGGGAGAAGCGTGGATTTACTGGCAGTATTGCAGGAGATCTACCGGCAGACCAACGATGCCGGGCAGCCCACAGACCTGCAGATCGGAACAGTGACAAAGGCCCCGCCGGACGATGATGAATTGGAGATCCAGATCAGTGAAGCAATGGCCCCGCTGAAACAGGCCGTGCTCTATCTGGCAGAGCCTGTCATTGAAAAGAAAATTCCCATCCTGCGCCACAGGCACGAGATCAAGATCTTGCAGCACAAGCACGTAACGCCGTCCGGCCCCAGCGAGGACGCGTTCATGGCTCCGCCCTACTTCACGGAGTGGTCGGCCCTGCCGGATGAATTTGATGCAAAAGTGCAGGCAGAAAATTTTGTGGGCTGGGAAAACGGCGCGGCGCTGCCTTTGAGCAAGGACAAAAAGTACATCATCCTGAACCCGGCCCTGAAAGCCGGGGACAAAGTGCTGCTCCTCCGTGTTCAGAGCGGCCAGAAGTTCATTGTGCTTTCCAGAGTATACGGAGGTGAATCGTAATGGCTACGCTTCCTACAGGCGCGTCCATCGACCTTTCCGGCGGCGTGGAGTACGTTTCTCAGCCGTCAAGAACATGGTTTATTGACCAGACATCTGGCCGCATCACCGGGGAATGTGATGGGTACGAGGCTGTAAAACAAGCCGTGAATGTAATCCTGTACGTGGAGCGTTACCGCTGGCAGATCTTCCGCTCTTACAGCGGCATGGAGTGGGAGGGACTGCTGGGGCAGGATCCGGGCTATGTGGCGGCAGAATTGCAGCGCCGCCTAGAGGAGGCCCTGACCGTGGACGACCGGGTGACCGGCGTGAAGGACTTTTCTTACACGGTGCAGGGACAGGCCCTGACAGCATCCTTTACTGTCTCCACGATCTACGGCGAAATGCAGGCAAGCACGGAGGTGAACACCGCAGCATGATCGATTTTTCTACCGCACAGTACCGGGCGATTCTGGACTATATGCTGTCTCAGATCCCGGACGACTACGACAAGCGGGACACAAGCCCCATCCCAACAGCTCTTTCTCCCGCCGCCTATGTCTTTGAGGGGTTCTTCCTTTCCCTGAACATGGTGCAGCGGCAGGCGTTTTTTCAGACAGCCACTGGCAGTGCTCTGGATCTGCTGGCCCCCATCGCCAGCGTTACCCGCAAGCAAGCCACGGCGGCGGTGCGAAAAGGCGAGTTCAATATGGCGATCCCGCTGGGCAGCCGGTTCTCTACCATCAACGGCGCGGACAGCATCAACTTTATTGCGCTGTCCGCTCTGGGTTCCGGGCACACCTACCGCCTTCTGGCCGAAACGCCCGGCACCATCGGCAACGACTACACCGGCCCTATCTTACCCATCGACACCATTCAGGGCCTGACTTCTGCCCGGATCTCGGATATCCTGACACCCGGAGACGAGACCGAGACAGATGACGAATTCCGCGTCCGCATCGAGGCGGCACTGAACAGCCGCTCCTTCGGCGGAAACGTGGCGCAGTATGTGGAAGAGATCGAGAAGCTGGACGGCGTGGGCGCTGTGCAGATCTACCCGACATGGAGAGGCGGCGGCACGGTGCTCTGCTCCGTTCTGGGTGCGGACTGGCTTCCTGCATCAACTGATCTTGTGCAGACCATTCAGAACGCCATCGACCCGGCGCCGAACTCCGGGCAGGGGCTCGGTCTTGCGCCCATCGGTGCAAAGGTAACGATCACGGCCCCGGAGAAGCTGGAAGTTTCGGTCACCGCATCGGTGACGCTCCTGCCCAGCTACTCGCTGGATACAGTTCGCACCGCGGTACGGGATGCGTTGGAGGCATATCTGCTCAATGTACGGAAAAGCTGGGCGACCAATATCAGCAAGACCGGCATTGAATACAGCGCCAACGTCTACACGGCCCGCGTATCTGCGGCCATCATCACGGCAGAGGGCGTGGTAAACGTAACAAACGTCCAGCTGAACGGAGCAGCGGACGATTTGATTCTGACAGAAACCGGCGCACAGCAGCAGGTTCCTGTGGTTGGGACGGTGACGCTGCATGAAGCTTGATCTCTCGCATGACCTGCTGCCGCTTTTGCCCCCGGTTTATCGAAACGTGCAGGATTACCAGCAGATCTGTGATGCCGAAAAGGCAGAATTTGACCTGCTGGCCAACTCTGTGGAAGGAATTCAGAATAACTTCTTTTTTCAGACCATGGACGAGGATTCCGTTGCACAGTGGGAAAAGGTGTTTCACATCGTGGCTGTCCCGGAAAAGGAATCTCTGGAGTTCCGCAGACAGCGTGTAATGACCCGCATTGCGACCCGCCCGCCCTACACACTGGGTTTTCTGTATCAGAAGCTGGATGAGCTGATTGGCGCGGGTGGATGGACGTGCTCCATCACATACCCGCTCTACGAGCTGAGGCTTTCGACGAGCGCAAAGAACCAGTCGTACTACGACGAGGTGACGCACCTGATCAACCAGATCAAGCCCGCTCACATCGTCTTTATCAGTATGCCGTACCTTAAGACCGGGATCTTGATCACAGAGCAGGTCGATGTGCAGAAATACAATTATCAGTATCGTCTGGGCGGCTGGGCCCTTGGGAAAAAGCCGTTTGCCGAGTTCGGAGGATGGACGACCGCAAAGGCTGCTGCATCGCCGACACTGACGCGGACGCTTCTTCTGGACGTGGCACACAAGGCGGAAGAGCTTGCCACGACGGCACGGCTCAACCGCGCAGCGACCGTGAAACCGCTGAAAAGCGGCATTGCATCTGCGACACTTCCGGTGGGTTCTGAAACGTTGATAATCTCAGGCGAGAATCTGAAGCTGGAAGCGTCCGTGGAACCGATGGCGGACATTCCGACCGTCACGCACTACGAGATACTGAACGATGCGGGAGAAACGCTGTACGCATCGGACTGCTATTTCGGCATCACCGAAAAAACGGACGTGGACGTAAATCTCTCTATTCTGGAGGGCGCGGACACCGTGCTGGCAAACGGAAGCCGGTATCACTATCTTCTGGGCAGATGGCTTTTGGGCAAGGATGCTTTCGCGTCACCGGGACAAAATTATTTTGTCCCGGTGACGGCCGCCGCACCCGCTTCCGCATCTGTGACCCCGCTGTTCCTGACAAGCCTAGCCTCGTACATGGCGGATCACATCAACATGGTGCAGCTGAACGGAGACTATACCGTTCCGAACCTTGCAAAGAGCCTTTCCGGTGCGGCAGTCACGCTGCAGTATGAGCTTCTGCCATCGGAAAAGATCACAAAAGTCTCTGCCATCTCCGCACAAGATGCGTTCGGAGCCGCCCTCACACAGGACGATGTTAGCATCGAAACCACGTCCAGAACAAAGTTCAAACACACCATTATCTTCAAGGAGGGAACATTGCTTTATGGCGGATGATATCCTGAAAAACATTCCTCTTCCCGCTGATCTCCCGGAAAATTGGACATCCCAACAGACCGTCGCCCCGACCGGCGCAGAAGTTGGTCTGGACGAACAGCACGGGTACAACTACCTGATGAAACAGGTCAACAACGCACAGAAGGCAGCAGCGGCGCTGAATGAAGGGAAACTTGGTCTGCACGGCACCGCAGACAACTCTGCCAAATGGGGTGATTATGAGCGGCGTTTTAATGAGGTAACTGGTTCCACGCTTGTGCTCGTAGAAACCGATGGAAAGTACGTTGATTTGCGTCCGGCAGAGAGCATCGGATTAACAGCCTTTGCCGCCTCCGGCGTTAATTACGTTCGCTTTAACGAGGGGACGCAGATTTGTTGGGATCGAGTTACCCCTGCAAATGTCATAACTTCAACCGAAAAATATGTTTTGTTTCCTGTTCCTTTTGCCGGGAACGCCAAAGTGCTGACTTGTTCTAACGCTAATATGGGCGGCACTCCTGTCCAAGTTGGATGGGAAAGCGCCACTGGATTCACCATTGGCGGTGGATGGAACAATATTGGCGCAGGTAGTGGCGCTACATCTTGGATTGCCATTGGCCGCTGGAAGTAAGGAGGAAGACACATGGAAGAAATCATTTTGGGCTACACCCTCGCCAAGCCCGTAGAAACGCAGGAGCAGTGCACCGCTTACGCCGCCATGGCTGAGGCGGTGAATGCCCACAACGCCGCCTGTGCGGTGGGCGACACGCTGTGGGTCATTGAGGATAAGGCCGACTGCTACGAGGTGGCAGAGGGCGGCACGGTGCCGGAGCCGGAACCGGCAAGCACCCTGCCCACCACAGAGGAGCGGCTGGCAGCATTGGAAGCCGGTCTCATTGAGCTGGCTGCACAGGAGGTATGACATGGTAAAATTTTACGTGACGCAGATCAAGCTCCACCAGTTTGACGGCACCTTCACCATTGACGACGTTCCGACCCGCTGGCGGGCCCGCGTACAAGCCGAGTTGGACAAGGAGGCGCAGGAAAATGGCTGATAAGACCATTATGGACGTCTCCCGCTGGCAGGGCCGCATCGACTGGGACGCGGTAAAGCGCAGCGGCAAAATCGACGGCGTGATGCTTAAAGCCGTGTCAACAAACCGCAAGTTGAGCCAGCGCAAGGATGGGTTGTACATTGACCCGACCTTTGAGCGCAACTATGCCGAATGCAAGCGCGTTAGTCTGCCGGTCGGCGTATACTACTACACCTACGCCACCGATAAAGAGATGGCAGACGCAGAGCTTGCCTTGCTCAAGACTGCCTTGACCGGAAAGACCTTTGAGTTGCCCATCAGCGTGGACGTGGAGGACAACAAAATCAAGAAGCTGTCCACACAGGCGCTGACCGACCTTGCCGCCTGTGCGCTTGCTACGGTGGAGCGCTGGGGCTTTTATGCCCTGCTGTATGTCGGGCTAAATTTTGCGCAGACGGAGTTGTACATGGGTGGAGCGGCGCTGCGCAAGTACGATGTATGGCTGGCAAGATATCCCAGAGACAAGAGCAAGACCAAACCGGAGGACAAGCCCAAAACAGACTTTTCCTTTGGGATGTGGCAGTACACCAGCACCGCCCGCGTTCCGGGCGTGAGCGGCAACGTAGACCTGAGTCACGCTTACAAGGACTATGCTGGTATCATCAGCAAGAAGGGCCTGACCCGTCTCCGGGAGGGCAAATGACCGAAAAAGAAGCTTTACTGTGGGTGCTGGGCATACTGGGCAGCCTGTGCGCTGCGGCCATCACGATCGACAAGGTGCTGGACATCATCCATAAGTATATCAAAAAGGCAAAAGCCCCTGACGATGCGCAGAACAAACGCATTGACGCCATTGAAAAGCGACTGGCTGCGGTAGAAACCGTTTCCACGCAGCACGCCGCGGCCCTTAGACGCGACATGACGCGATTTGACGGCATCGATGAAGAAATGCGTCTTGTCCTTGTTGGCGTACAGAACCTTTTGGATGCGCAACTGTCTGGCAACAACCGCGAAGGTATGCAAAAAAGCAAATCCGATATCAACAACTACCTGCTGAAAGGAGTAACAAATCATGGAAGCAATCCTTAACACCATTCTCACACCCCTGCCCGCATGGCTGGCACTTGCGCTCATCGTTGTGGGCGCTGTTTCGCTTGTGCTGGGGCTTATCCGTCTGGGCTACGGCGCAGCGGTCAAGACGCTGGTGCTTGACCTCATCGACCAAGCAGAGCGAGAAATTCAGGGCACCAAGCGAGGCGCAGAGCGCAAGGCATGGTGCGTCAAGATGCTGCGCCACTATCTGGACAACAGCCGGTGGGGCAAGCTGGTCTCGTGGGCAATCACGGAAGAGACCATGAGCAAGGTGATTCAGTTTTTCTTTGACCGCATGAAAGCGGCGCTGCAAAAGCAGTAAGGAGGATATCATGGCAAGCACTACATACGAGCAAACGCCGCGCTATTATTATGATCAGCGTGCGTACCCGATTTTGTGGCCCGCAGTGTGTGACCATTTTGCCAACGGCGGCAAAATGGGACATTACCGTGCCGTGACCGTTCGAGTGCGCAACGCCGGACAGTTGCCGCAGCCCTTCTGGCTCGGTGCTGCCCGTGGCGGCGGCTCGCATAGTCTTTCCGCCAGCGTTGCAAGGGCTTAATGCAGAACAAATAAAAGCTGTGATAAAACGTGCGCCGCTTGGGAGGTATGACCGGAAAATCGCCCGGTTGCGGTACGTTGACCAGCTATGCCAAGTTGATATTGCAGCGCGTGTGCCGTATTGTCGGACATCAATCGGCAATAGGCTGAAAATTATTGATAAAATGCTGGATGTGTGAAAAAATCCCCTGCTTTGCCGAAGTTCTGCGTTCCACGCAAGGTACTTTGTAGGCGAAGCGGGGGATTTTTTGCTTTACAGACGATTATAATGCTCAGCCAGCAAAAAGCGGACATACGCCGGGCACGCACGCTTTTCGCCGCACCAGTCCTGCACGGTCCGTAGCGGGACGCCCGCCCGCTTTGCAAAAGCGGTCTGCGACAGACCAGTTCGGGCCACCATCTCTCGCATAGACAAATGCGCCAGCTCCCAGATGAGGGACAGCCTCTCTTTCTCAACGTCCAGATCAACGCATCCGTCGGCATCATCCGAGGTGCTGAGGGTGACACTGTTGAGGAATACCTCGCGGGATGCAGCCGGGTCGGTTGCCATAATAAAGAGCTCAGCAGTAGTATACATAGTCTTCTCCTTTCAAATGCGGTCTTTTGCGGACACACTGATTTTGCGGATAAAGCCGTCCGGGAACTTTTCACCGCTCCAAAGAGAGCCGAGATTTCCGTCGCATCCGTTGTCGCGGGGATACTCATAGAAAGCGGTCATGCCGAAGCGGTCATTGGAACGGCGCAGCTTTACGATGCGGTCAGGAGCAAGCGCGATCTCTCTGGTGAGCTTGCCGCTTTCGTCCAGCGCGTCCTCGCACACCCACTGGAGTGCCGATATAAAATCGGCCATTGTGATGGTGGAGTGGGCAGCCCAGTCGTTAAAGATTCGGCTGTTACCTGCAAGGACGATTTTCTTTTTGACTTCAAAATTGTTCATATAATCCTCCTTTGTTCTTATTGTTCAGTAGTATCAAAACTCTTCTTCAGGAAGAAGACCAAGAGCATACGGCCAAGAATCGTTCCAAACAGGACGGCTGGTGCTTTTCCTGCAAGAGCTCTGGAGAGCAGTAAGAACGCTGTGCTCGGCGGAGTTTTCAATCGCCAGATACTCATCCAGCCCGGCTTTGCTCATCATGCCGTTTCTAAAAGCAGCGCGGCGCTCTTCACCTTCAGCACGCAAGGCGTTAAAAGCCTTTTTAACGAGATCAAAGCGATTCATTGGATTCTCTTCTTTTACGATATAATCATACTTGCCAGAAGAAATAATCTCCTTCACGCACTCAGCCTTGCGAAGATCGCGCCGTGCGACTTCCCAAGCAAAATGCAGAGCCTGAGATAAAGAGATCTGATAAACGCCGCCAACATAGTTTGCGCGCATCATGTGCCAAGCATCGTTCATGATTTTCTTCAGATCGTATTTCATTTTTATTTCCTCCGTTTGATTCATTTCTTTCACTGTCTTTATTATACACGCATTGCGTGCAATTTTCAAGACTTTTTTGAAAATTTTATACGCGCTGCGTGCAAACAAAGGTGCTCTAATTATACTTATCCGTTTTTGCGCGGCATAAAACCCCCGGTGTTCCGTTTTGAAATGAACCCCAAAAGTTAGACAAAAATTGAATTAAGCAGCTCCAACGGTCTG